GATACTGCTTTAAATTATTCTGGCAATGTGTATGATTTAGCATCTGCTACAAAAAATGGAATTATATATCCTTCTTTAGATCCTAGTATCTTTGAAGTTAAGTTTCCAAACAAAGACATAAAAGGTCGCGTAATAAATTATTGATTCCATATTTATACAAAAAGGATCCTTTATCATGGGCAAATTGTCTAATAATCGTGCTCAAATTGTTGCTGGAGGTTTAATTTCAGCAAGTTTTGTATCAGACTTATATGATATATTTACCGGAGCAGTAACTGAATCAGTACAATTAACTGGCTCAATGAAAATTACCGGATCGATGATTGTTACTCAAGGAGTGACTGCATCATTGCAAGGAACAGCAAGTTGGTCAAATAATGCAATTACGGCTTCATATGTAAGCTTAGTTGCTGGACCAAATATTATTATAAATACAAATGGAACTAACTATGAAATTACGGGTAGTCCATTTACGTATTATGTAGATTCAGCATCATTTGCTAATAGAATAAATGCAAATAGTTCTAGCATTGCAATATTGAGTGGTAGTTTTCTATCTAATTCTAGTTCAGATGCTACTAGATTATCTGATTTAGAATTTTTTAGTTCTAGTTTAGATTTATCATATGCAAGCGAAACGCAATTTACAACATTTACATCTTCGTATTTAGTAGATTCTGCATCATTTGATACGAGAATTACAAATCTTGTAACTGATTCTGGTTCGTTTGATACGAGAATTACAAATCTTGTAACTGATTCTGGTTCGTTTGATACTAGAATGATTGCAAATAGTTCTAGTGTTGCTATATTAAGTAGTTCATTTTTAAATTCATCGGCATCATTTGATACTAGAATTGATGCATTGGAAATATTTAGCGGTTCGGTTGCAACTACGGGGTCAAATACATTTGGCGGCGTCAATGTATTTAATAATCTAGAAGCCAATGATTTAATCTCTCCTATAATATACACTGGATATATTGAAGAAGACCCAATTCAGCAACAAGGCATAACATATGTAGCAAATTCAAATTTACCGCATAAATTTTTAGGAAATGTAGATATTACCGGTTCTGTTAATGTCTCAGGCAGCCAAACCATTAATGGCAATTTAACTGTTACGAGTAGTTTGTTTGTACCATCAGCTACTCAACAAAATTTAAATAATGTAGTTGTAATCGATACTGGCACTGGCCAGTTATATTATACTTCGTCAGCTGCACTATATGGTAATGTGTCAGGATCTGGCGTTTATTCCGGAAGTTCATTTACAACATTTGCAGTAACTGGTCAAAGTAGTATAGTTGCGGCAAATGCTACTGATACAATGACTATAACTGCAGGCAACGATATTTCATTAACAACTAATCCGGCAACTAATACGTTAACTATAGCAGTAACTCCTGAATTTTTACCTACTGCATCATTTAACTCATTTACTAGTAGTTTGTATTCATCAACTGCGTCGATTAATAATAATTATCTATTAGATTCAGCCTCATTTAGTTCAAGCATTAATGCAAATCAAACTTCATATCTATTAGATTCGGCATCGTTTAGCTCAAGCATTGCCGCAAATCAAACTACTTACTTGTTAAATTCAGCATCATTTAGCTCAAGCATTGCCGCAAATCAAACTTCATATCTATTAGATTCGGCATCATTTAGTTCTAGTATTGCCGCAAATCAAACTTCATATCTATTAGATTCGGCATCATTTAGTTCTAGTATAGTAAACAATTATAATTCGTATCTATTAGATTCTGCTTCATTTAGTTCTAGTATTGTAAATAACTATAATACATACTTATTGAATTCTGCATCATTTAGTTCTAGTATTGTAGCTAATCATAATATGTATTTATTAGATTCTGCATCATTTAGCGCAAGTATTGCATCGAACCAAACTTTGTATCTATTAGATTCAGCATCGTTTAGTGCTAGCTTAGCATTAAATACAAATAACTATCCATTGGATTCTGCATCATTTAGCTCAAGCATCGCACAATTACAAACTTTTAGTGGTTCATTATCTACTCCTAATTATACGGGACAAATCCATGGATTATTTACCGGGTCGTTTACCGGATCCGCGTTTGCAGATTTAACTGGTACTGCTTCATATGCAACAAATGCAGGTAATGCTCAAATTGTATTAGATGGAATAAATTCATCAAATCAATTTGTATTATTTACAGCAAATGTCAACGGTCCGAATGCACTTAAAGCAGACATTGGGTTTGAATATAATCCAAATGCCAATGTGTTATCTGTACAGAATATAGCTGCAGCTGCAGTTGTTGGTAATTTAACGGGTAATGTAACTGGTAATATTGTTGGTACCGAAGCAGACTTTGTTTCTATTACCGGATCTTTAAAGGGAGATATAACCGGTAGTTTAGTTGGTAGTGTAAGTGCAAGTTTAGGTATAACAGGTAGCATTTCGGGCTCATTAGGTCAATTTGAACAAATTACAAGTAGTTTAGCAAATTTCATTTCATTATCAGGAAGTTTTTTATCAGCATCGATTGCAACGTTTACTCAATTAACTTCAAGTTTTATTACAGGTTCATTTACAGGGTCAATGTTTGGTACAGCATCAAATGCAACGACTGCATCATTTGCCGTAACATCATCGTATTTTTCAATCCCAGTTGCCAGATTTTCTAATAGTGTTAACAACGTGTCATTAACTAATAGTGTGGATAATAATATAAGATATAATGTTACTGATTATAATACTAGTATTGCAAGTTTTGAATTAGTTGATGCTGGTTTAAGTACTGCAGCCGTACATATAAAACAACCTGGATATTATGAATTCATTACTCAAATATATTTAAGCGGATTAGGTGCCGATGTGGATATTTTAATTAAATTAGCAACTGGTGCTTCTACGGGTGGAGTATTTAGTTTAGTTTCATTATTCAATGATTATAAATCAGTTGAAGGAACTAATGATCAAACCGTAACAGGAACAATGGTTGAATATATTTCGACCCCAGGCTATTATCGAGTATTGGTTAATCCATCAAATGCTAATATAACTACAATTACTAGTAATAGTACACCTCCACGATTAACGGTAAAAAAATTAGGATAATATGTTCAGAATATTTTATGCAGAAAAAGATGCAACATTATATGAATCGGCTGAATATTATAATACTGGGCTTGATGAAATTTTAGAAATAGGCAAACGCTTAAATACAGATGGATCTACTTATTTAAAATCTAGAGCATTAGTTAAATTTGATTTAAATGAAATTAATTCAGTATTAGCAAAATATTCAGTTAGCATTAATGATTGTAAATTTATGTTGCAATTATTTACAACTCACGCAAAAAATTTACCTGCTGAATATAGTATCGATGCTAAAATAGTTGCGCAACCATGGACAAATGGCACAGGTTTTTTATCAGCTACAACTGCAACTCAAGATGGAGCAAGTTGGGCGATACCTCAAGCAACATGGTCTTTTTATCCATATACTGGTACTGGTTGGATTTCTGGAAGTAACATACAAATAAATGGAACAAGTTTATATGCCACCGGATCAGGTAAAGGTGGCAGTTGGTTATTTCAATCTAGCTCGGGTGTTTTTAATGCATCATTTTTTAATCAAGCATTTTTCTATCAACCAGGTTTGCAAGAAGCGGAAGGATTTTCTTATCGACCTACAGATATTAATATGGATGTTACCGAAGCTATTTTACTTTGGAAAAGTGGAAGTGGCGGCAATACTATTTCGAATAATGGATTCTTATTAAAATTTTCTGATGCTGACGAAACAAATAGTAATGTTGCGGGGTACGTAAGATTTTTTAGTAGAGAAACGCATACCATATATGTTCCTAGATTAGTTATGTATTGGGATGATAGTAATTTTATTACCGGATCTTTAGGTAATATTAATTCTGAATCATATACGGTTTATACGAATATTAAACCAACATATAAAGATACTGAGATTGCAAAGGTAAGAATTTACGCTCGAGATAAATATCCTAGAAAATCGCCAACTAATTTATTTCCAATTCAAACAGTTAAACATTTACCAACTACTACATATTATTCAATTTCGGATGCTGCTACTGACGAGGTCATTATTCCGTTTGATGATATTTATACTAAAGTAAGTTGTGATAGTACTAGTAATTTTATTTACTTAGATATGAACGGATTTATGCCAGAACGCAATTATCGTTTAAATCTTAAAATAGTAGATGGATTTACAGAACAGTATATCAACGACCAAATTTATTTTAAAGTAGTTAGGTAATAAATGGTTAATGTAAATGATAGATTAGCAAATATCGGAAATTTAGTTAAACAGTCAGTTTCTAAAATTAAAAATTCGATATCAATTGAGTTACAAGCGAAATATCAACGCTTAGGATTAACGCATGTTTCAAATAATGAAAATGTTGTTCCTAGATCTGAAAATGGTAATATTACATTGCAGGAGGGCGTTGATACAAATTCATTGTTAATTATAGAGCCTGCAGTTAATCAAATTACTACAAAATCAATGTTGCGTGTATTAAATACGCAATTTACATATTTTAAATTTCCTGCTCGAACTACGGTTATAGAAGAAGAAGCTGTTGATTTAGATTTTGATTTAGATTTACAAGATCCGGTGTATGCAAGATATCGTCCAAGCGAAAACAGACGAATTATAGAACATACAGATTATTCATTTATTTTAATAGATGAAATACAAGACGGATTGCCTCAACAATCGCCAAATACATACACAATTTCAAAAAACATTAAAAATTCGGGCGTTGATCTTCGTTTTAGAATTAAATTGCAACATCGATATGATGCACCGCCTGGATATGGTACTGCTTTTTTCTCTATAATTAAAGCAAGCGAACAGGGTTTAGATAGAGCATATCGTACATTTGAAAATACCTCAACTGTTGGTAATTTAGAAACAGTACCGGGGTCAATCTTTCAATATGAAGTTCAAGATTTACAAGTCGACATTGTTATTCCTAATTCAGAATTTGAAATTGGAGATAGATTCGGCATCGGAGCAAAAGCTGGACAAAATAATGATACGCAATTTCACACAATAAATGCATTACAGTCATATTGGGTTATTACAGATGCAAATAAAAATGTAGATCTTTGGAATCAGGAGATAAATGCTTAATCAATATAAAAATATTACAGATATTAAATCTACTACAAAATCAATATCTGCAGAACGTATTGATCGTACTAAGCTAGATGTTGTAACATATTCAACCCAACAACCAATATTTTTTAATACCGATATCGTTAATTCTGCAGACGATTCTAGATTAGAATTTCATGTATATGTCGAAGATTCATGGATTACTGGAAATCACAAAATTCAGTTGCAGCGAAAAGTACCGCAATATATTGATAAAACCACAAAGCGCCCAATTTCAATTATTAATCCGATTGCAATTGATATTTTTTCTGAATTTAATAAGTTAAAATTAACATCGGGAAATTTTAGATTTGCTATCAATTTCTTTAAAAATTTAATTGGTAGTTATGAGCGGCAACATTTACGTATTGACGAAATTTCTCCAGATCGAACTGAAATTAGATTGCGTGCTATTGATGATGAAGATCCAGAATTTCTACAGCAAATTACTAATTATATACAAACTGTAGATCAAACAGGTTCTGAAATATATAAAACATATCTATTAAATTTTAGTAGGAATCAATGCGTATTATTTGTTAATAGCGTTGTAATTGGAGAATATCTATACGTTAAACTCTATGAACCGTTGCCGCAAGATATCGCAGTAGACTTTAAATGTTGGGTCGTAGAAGAACAAAAACCTACATATATTGACACTGTTAATATTGCATCAAAAGGTTCATTACGTACATATAAATCATTAGCTAAACCTAATTGGCAAGCAAATGCAATTTTTAATACATCAACTGAAACGGATTTAAAAACGTGGAATGATTTATTAGGTTCTGCAACACAAACTTCACAGCAATTAGTTGATACGTATTTTTCTGGAAGTTTATCTGGAATAAAATTAAATATTGATTATTCAGATTTTAATAACTTTATATTTTATAGCTCTGCTACAGAACGTTTACAAAATTTTAAATATAAATTAGAATTATTAGAATATTATACAAGCCAAAGTTTATTTGTTTCATCATTATCAGGAAGTATATCTACAACTAATGCACAAGATTTTACTATATTAAAAAATAATTTAATCGGCGGATTTGATAATTTTGAAAAATATCTTTACTATGAATCTTCTTCAAAATTAACTACGTATGATATTCCAAAAGAAACATTTAATGTTGTTGAATTAACTGGTAGTTACATTCAACCAGCGCCAAAGTTAACTAGTACAAAACCATATGCATTATCATCAGTATCTAGTTCTATATTTAAAACATGGTATAATAATTTATTTACTAGTGCATCATTATACGATAGTTTAAATATTAATGCACTAATTTATACACTGCCTGAATTTATTATATCTGATGTGTCGAATGCTAATTTTGTAACATTTGTACATATGTTAGGACATCATTATGACATATTATATACATATATACATCATGCATCGCTAATTCATAAACGTGAAGAAAATCCTAAGTTAGGTATGCCTAATGAATTGTTATATTCTGTAGCAAAACAATTTGGATGGACGTTAACAAACGGAAAGCAAAATCAAGAATTATGGGAGTATGTATTAGGCACTAACGAATTAGGTACGCCATTAACTGGATCTATTAGTGTCGGCGATCCTGCAGTTTCGGGACAAGATACAACTTATGCAGTATGGCGCCGGATTGTTAATAATTTACCATTACTATTAAAGACAAAAGGAACTAAACGAAGTATTCAAGCATTATTATCATGTTATGGAATACCGCAATCGTTAATTAGTATCAATGAATATGGCGGTCCTAGATTAGATAGGGCTCCAATATATGAAAAATATAATTTTAATTATGCATTAGATTTAAGTTCTAGTGCAGCAGGAACTGTTACAGTAAATTATTCGCAATCTATCAATACTGTAGAATTAAGATTCCGCCCAGATAACGTTATTACTAATCCTACAATTCCAACTACAATGAATTTATTTAATGTAGGGTCAAATTCCGTAACAATGGAATTTAACAGTGGTAATAAAGGTGTAATGAAAATTAATGGCACTGGTTCTAGTTTGATTGAATTATATGCAGATGAGTGGTTAACTACCATGTTAAAAACAAATGGTACTAATTTAGATTTAATTACTAAAAAATCTAAATACGGCAAAATTGTTGCTGCGGTTTCTGCATCTGCAACTGCAAGTTTTGCAGGATCGGCATCAATAGTTTTAGGAAGTACTTCTGCGGGTGCTAGTAGATTTGTCGGACAATTGCAAGAATTACGTATATGGTCATCATCGTTAAATGAATCCGTATTTAATAATCACGTAAAGGCCCCTAGTGCATATAATGCAAACCTAGATGCATATAATGAATTAATATTCAGAATGCCGCTCAATGAAAATATCAATCACGCATTAACAAGTAGTTTAGCGGGAGTTCAACCTAAATCTTCAACTATTTCTGCATCATTTGCGAGTTGGTCAATTAATACTCCTTATGATTCATATGAAGAAACGCAATATTATGATGCGCCATCTTTAGGAGCGGGAACATTTGATGATAATAAAATTCGTATTGAACAAAATGAATTAGTTGGCGGATTAGATTTAAAAACTAGAGCAGAAAGAAGTCAATTTGATAAAGCTCCATTAGATAGCAAAAAATTAGGTGTATATTTTTCTCCACAATCGATGATTGATGAAGATATTATTGCACAACTAGGTTTTATAAATTTAGATCAATATATTGGAGATCCAGGCGAAACGGATTCAAAATCATACCCAAAGTTAATTCAAGCTGCACAAACTTATTGGAAAAAATACTCAAATAAAAATGATATTAATTCTTATATTTCTATGTTTACATTGTTTGATTTGTCATTCTTTCGACAATTAGAACAATTATTACCTGCACGTGCGCAAAAATTAACAGGAATACTTGTACAACCAAATGTATTAGAACGTAGTAAAGATAAAATTTTACCAACGGTTAATAGATTTGATAGTAGCTACAATTCATTAATAGAAAATTCAGCTGTTACTGCATCAGGAGAATATGTACAATATATAGGAGAAATTGATGCAAAAGTATTAACGCTTACTGCAGAAGATGACGATCAATGGCAAATGTATTTAACGGCATCTACTTCGGAAAAATATGATGGCGTACCGTATTCGCATGAATATTTAATTAAATCTGGAAGTACATATATAACAGCTTCAACACCGTATTGGCTGAGTGAACCTTTAATGCCAACCTATACTAGTAGTGTGTTATCAGAATTGCGATATATGTCATCAAGTGTCATTCCAATTACTAGTTCTGGTCCAATTGGTTCATATGGGTCAGGTACATATGGTGCTTCTAGTTATGGAATTAACGTTGAACGTAAATTTACTGGTAGTTTTGCAGAATTTCAAGATTATTTACCACAAGGTATTGATAATCAAAGATATTCTGGTGCTAAAATGACTTCACCCGATTTTAATATCAATTCAACGCAAACAATTGATGGCGGCCCGGTTGTTGAATTTAAAACGGCAAATCCAAATCAATTGATTTATCAAAATCAAGATAATGCACAAGGAAGTTTTAGATTAGTTTAACCATAAAAACTACAACGCGTATATTTATATAAAATAAGGTAAAAACATATGGGATACTTAGATAATTCAAGCGTTACAGTTGACGCAATTTTAACGTTAAAAGGACGAGAACTTTTAGCAAAAGGCGGAAATGCTTTTAATATTACACAATTTGCAGTAGGGGATGATGAAATTGATTATTCATTATGGAATCCAGATCATCCACTAGGAACTGCGTATTATGGTACTATTATCGAAAATATGCCAATCGTAGAAGCAGTCGCTGATGAAACTCAAGCATTGAAATATAAATTAGTTACATTGCCAAAACAAACAACTAATATACCAGTTGTTAGAGTAGGAAATACCGCAATTACATTAGCAGCGCCAGGCGATTCTACGGTTATTGCTCCTAATACAAGCAACTTTAGAGGAGGCAATGCAACTTTAGGTTATACGGCAATTTTATCAGATTCAAGTGTAGCTGATATTCAGGTAACTAGAGCATTGCAAAATTCAGTACTTCCAACTACTCCTAGATTTATTGGAGATAATGAAGATGCACAAAGCATTGCAGTAGCAGGATTTGAATTCCGCGTTGTTGCTAAAACTCAATTAATTGAAACTAAAACTGCAACTATAACGGTGATTGCAAATGAAACTGGCGGTAGTGTGACTATTAATTTAACTGTTAACCGAGCAACTACTGCAACAATATAAATGGAAAATAATATGAAAATGAATGAATTCATTACACGATTAAAACAACAACCTAGAATTGGTGGCGTACCTCGAGGATTGCAAGATCTAAGAACACAACAAACGATTCAACGATTACAAAATGAAAATCAGGTACTAACAACTGCAAATAATGGAGTAAATGATCAAGTACGACAATTAGCACAACAGCTGGCAAATCAAATTGTAGCAGAACGCGATCAAGCACAAATTTTAGCTCGTAATGGCAGAACATATACAAAGTTTGACCCGATAAATGATGTTGTTGCAAATCAAATTGAAACGGTAACTGCAGGTTTATGGAGTGATAATTTAGCTAATTTAACTACATATTTTACTGCATCAGGTCAAACTACAACGCAACGACGGTATTATGTTGATGTATATCAATCAACTCCTAGTGCAGATGGTGCTGCTGTACAGTTTGCTTTAGCATTTGGCCATGCATTAGGTAGTGGATCTGATTCTCAAGGACAACTTAACGATTCTCCAAGTAAAGCAGTTTACTCACAATATCGACAACTTTTACTTGCTCCAACTGATACGCGTTTTACAACGGCCGGATCTGGTAGTACGGATTATATATATGTTGTTAATTTTAAACGCAATAGAATGAAAGAACGTTTAGATGCAGGTAATTTTGAGATTCCATTAGTTGCAATTTCTTCTAGAGCAACAAATGCTACCGGATCTGTAGTAACTGGCTCAGGAATTATTACGCTTATTGATGATTCTTCGTTAGCATCACCTAAAATTGGAGATTCTGGTAAAGTTTATAATATTGTTTCT